GACAGCCTGCCCAACAAACACCACTGCGTCCTTTGCAAGAGCTGCAGCAGTCAGATCAATCGGTTCACGCCCGAAAGTGCGTTTCTTTTCGTACAACATTCAGTGCCTCCTTACGCAGCTTCGCCAGCAGCGAGACCACCATCAACGACATCTTCACCAGCGTCCAGCATGGAATCACACTG